TTCTTCAGACCAGTCAAGAGTTATGGCGAAGAGTTTCGGGACAAACTGCGGGGCATCAACAACCCAAAGTACCTAGGACCGTTTACCATTACTTATGACAACGGTGTTCAACACCGGGTCACAGATATGTCCATGAGAGAGTTCGCTGAGTGTCATGGGTACAATCAATCTGAACTCAGCAAGGTCAAGAATGGAAAAGCAAAGCGTCACAAAAACATTGTAAAGGTGAAATATGAAGAAGACAATTGACACACTGGTAGACGATATCTATCAGCTGGTAGACCAAGGAACCAAGAAGCCAGACCAAGAGGCGTTGTTCGCACTGGGCAGCACGGTGATGGACGCAGTGCGGCGACAGCTGTGGATGGGAACAGCGGAGTCCAAGCCTAGGCTGCGGATGTCTAACATCGGCAAGCCATGCTCTAGGTCTCTGTGGTACGACATCAACGGCGATGACCAAGCAGAAGACTTCAGTCCACAGACCCGATTGAAGTTCATGATCGGTGACATCGTTGAAGCACTGTTGATCTACTTGTCCAAGGAAGCTGGACACGAGGTCACGGAGCAGCAGGCAGAGATCGAAATGGACGGCATCAAGGGACACATCGACTGCGTGATCGATGATGAGCTTGTCGATATCAAATCTGCTTCTTCTTATAGCATGAGGAAGTTCAAGAACGGTACTCTGCCAGACGACGATCCCTTTGGTTATATCAGTCAGATCAGCGGTTATGGCAACGCACTGGGCAAGAGCCGTGGTACGTTCTTGGCCTTTGACAAATCCAGCGGAGAGCTTGCCACGTATACGCACTCTCAGCTGGAGAACACGGAGATGAAGATCGCAGAGATCAAGAAGGCCGTGTCGCAGCCAGAGCCGCCTGAACGTGCCTTTGAGCCAGTGCACGACCGGCCTAGCGGAGGCAAGAAGCTGGGTGTCAATTGTTCATATTGTTCTCACAAGCAAACATGCTGGGAGAAGTTCGAGACCAAGTTCAGGTCTGGACGCCCGGTGTTCCTTGTGGAGCCGGGGGAGAATACCAGTGGCCACACTTTCTGAAGAACAGCTTAGGGACATAGCGGATGCGTACAGCTGTGAGCAGATCATTGACCTGCTTGACATTGACTCGCTCACTCTGTTAGACTTTTTCCGTGAGTACGTAGAAGAAAACCTAGATAAATTTAACTTGAGGCCAGTGGACTGCAATGACTTTTAAGAGCAATGAAAACCCGATGTTCCGCAGCAAGTTCAGCGAGGACATCTTCAAACAGAAATATGCACATGAGGGGTGCAACACTTGGTCTGACCTAGCCAAGACGTTGGCAGAGGATGTCTGCAAGGGGGTGCTGAAAGACGACGAGGTCGAAGCACTAACAGAGATCATCCGGGACTTGAAGTTCATCCCCGGTGGCCGCTACCTGTACTACGCCGGGAGACCAAACAAGTTCTTTAACAACTGCTACCTGCTTCGGGCAGAGGAGGACAGCCGGGAGGACTGGGCGAACCTTAGCTGGAAATCTGAGTCCTGTCTGATGACGGGCGGTGGCATTGGCATAGACTACTCGGTGTATCGCCCGGAGGGTTCTGGTCTGAGCAAGACAGGTGGCTTGGCCAGTGGTCCTATCCCCAAGATGCAGATGATCAACGAGATCGGACGCAGGGTCATGCAGGGAGGTAGCCGCAGGTCTGCTATCTATGCCAGCCTGAACTGGAAACACAGGGACGTGGAGACGTTTCTGTCCAGCAAGAACTGGTACGACATGCCAGTGGGATCAACTGGGTTCAGTGTTGGCCAAGTGAAGGAGCAGGACTTCAACTTCCATGCACCGCTGGACATGACGAACATCAGTGTCAACTATGACACAGAGTGGCTGTTGAACTACTGGAAGACCGGAGAAGTTGGGGATGTCTTTAGGACTAATGTACGTCAAGCTCTTAGAACAGCTGAACCGGGATTCAGTTTCAACTTCTTCGACAAGGAGAACGAGACACTGCGTAACGCCTGCACAGAGGTCACAAGTGCTGACGACAGTGACGTGTGCAATCTTGGTAGTATCAACCTTGGTCGCGTTGATGATCTGAAAGAGTTCAGCCAGATCGTAGAGCTAGCAACCAAGTTCCTGATCTGCGGCACGTTGAAAGCCAAGCTGCCTTATGAGGCTGTGTATAAGACACGCGAGAAGAACCGCAGACTTGGCCTTGGCCTGATGGGTATGCACGAATGGCTGATCAAAAAGGGGAGCAAGTATGAAGTTACCGACGAGCTTCATAAGTGGCTGGCTGTCTATCAAGGCATCAGTGACGACACTAGCCGTACGATGGCTGATAGTCTTTCAGTTAGCCGTCCTGTGGCTAATCGGGCTATCGCCCCCACCGGATCAATTGGCATATTGGCTGGTACCAGCACTGGCGTTGAGCCTATATTTGCAGTGGCGTATAAGCGCAGGTATTTGAAGGGCGGCAACAAGTGGCACTATCAGTACGTGGTGGACAGCGCAGCGCAGGAGATCATTGACCTGTACGGTGTCAAGCCTGACAACATCGAGTCCGCACTGGACTTGGCCGAGGACTACCGACGCAGGCTGAAGTTCCAAGCAGATGTCCAAGACTATGTTGATATGTCTATCAGTAGCACGATCAATCTTCCGCAATGGGGCAGCAAGTTGAACAATGAAGACACGGTTGATGATTTTGCTGATGCTCTTGCCAGCTATGCTCACAGGCTGCGTGGTTTCACCGTGTATCCGGACGGATGCAGAGGAGGCCAGCCGCTTAGCAGTGTGCCTTACAGTGAAGCTGCCGATAAACTGGGAGAAGAGTTTGAAGAGTCAATTGAAACCCACGATATCTGCGACATCACCGGACACGGAGGGAGTTGCGGCGTCTGATGTACGGTGACATCTACTATTCTGGTGGCTCAGTGCCTGACATGCCGGAGGAGTTCTGCAAAGCTGTTATGCAGCTGAGCCAGAACTTCGAAGAGCAGGAGGCACAGGTGCTAGACGGTCAGACAAAGACACAGATCAGGAACAATTCGATCTATGCCTTAGATGACGAGAAGTTCAGGTCGATTGTCTTTGATTGGATTCAGACGGCCAACTTTGAGATGGGTTGGCTGTTTGACCTGACCGAGCTAGAGAACCTACAGCTGAGCAAGTACACCATGCAGGAGAGGTACGGGTGGCACCACGATGTACAACCGGGGAACAAATGCCGCAAGCTGACGTTCAACGTTGTGCTCAATGAAGACTACGAAGGGGGAGACTTTCAGTTCAGCTGGGGGTCTCCCAGTGCTCCGTACAGGAAGCGTGTGATCCCTGAGCCTGCCTTGAGAAGAGCAGGCAAGATCGTGATCTTCCCGTCTTACTACTACCACAGGGTACAGCCTGTTGTCAAGGGTGTGCGCTACAGCCTGACGGGCTGGGCATGGGGTCCACCATTTAGGTAGACAAACCTATGTTTTTATGTTATACTTTTTTTGAGGTGCCAATACCGGGCCTCTAATTCTTGCCAATTGGGAGAAACAAATGACTATTATGTTCCCGTCCATATCGGACTCTGCTCTTGGATTTGAGCGCCTGTTTGACAATATGCACAAGGTTGCAGAAGTAATGTCAGGCAACCAGAACTTCCCACCGCACAGCGTTGTGAAGCTAGGGGAAGACAGCTATGAGATCACCATGGCCGTTGCCGGGTTCAAAAAGGAGGACATTTCCGTTCACGTAAAGGAAGACATCCTGTCTGTTACGTCCAGCGGTGTCAAACACGATGACAAAGATGCCGAGATTATATATGGAGGCATTGCGTTCCGCCCGTTCAAGAAGATGTTCCTGTTGGGCGAGCATGTGAATGTAGAGGATGCTGGTCTGAGCGACGGCATTCTGCGCATCAAACTGGTACGGGAAGTACCGGAAGCAAAAAAGGCTAGGCAGATAGAACTTAGCTGACTATCGGGTGGTGCCGTAATACACCCGTGGGGGGCCAACGGTTAGCCCCTCAACCATATATCGCAAATCGTTCGTAATCTTCTGGAGACATGCTGCGTATGCGCTCATTGATGATCTGCTGTACCTCAGCAGGGTCTCCATGGTATGTGATCGGCATTGCTCCCGATGCGGTCCCGGCAGCAATTGCTGGCATGAGGGAGCTTAAAAGTCCCCTGTAAGTATTTTGTCTCCCAACGCTCTCAAACAAATTTGCCATAAAGTTCTGGGCTGACATTTCCCTGTAGTCCGGCAGAGAAGTTCCTATGCCACGGGCAGCACTCAGTATAGGCTGTTGAACGATCTGCGGAGCCTGCTGCATGGGCATCTGAGACAGCAGACCGTATCCATATGGGTTATATCCAAACATCTCTATCTCGCGTTCTTCACCATTGAAGCACCAAAGTACAGCCCGATGATCGCGCTGAGCAAATGTGTATCCAGTGGTGTCAGGACCAAGCCTTTCAGGCTCTGCCACTTGATCTCTTCTGATCCCTCGAAGATACCAAACAGCGCACCGGGGTTGAACTCGGTGTAGCCAACGTTGACAGGTATCTCAGGCCAGAACACTGCCACCATCTTTGGCCAGACAATCACAGCAAACACAGCCATCAGGGCAATGATCCTGCGCGTAACTTGGAAGCCCTTGTTCTCGTACCTACGGGCTAGGTCAGTGGCTTCTGACTGCGCAGCAAGGCCGTCTATGGCCCTGTTGAATGCGTCCTGCTTGGCCTTCTGGTTCTGGCTCCACAGTGTCATCACCCCGGACAGCAACCCGGAGCCTAGCATAGTGATCAGTTCAAAGGGTATACCCATCAGTCTGCCTTTCTTGTGTCTGCCACAGGCGGATGTTTTCCATTATGCATGGTATAGAGTCGGTCATAAGCTTTTTCAAGTTGCTTGACTGTAGTCAACAGTTCTGCTAGCTGCATGTGATCTCTGCGCAGGTTCTCAGGGCTGGCCATCTTTGCCAACACACTGATCCTCTGCTCCTGTGTCTCCGTGGCTGTGACTAACTTGTCACCACGTGAGTCCATCTGGCGCAGACGCCTCTCCATGTCAGACAGCTTTTCGATGATGTCCTTGATCTGCATCTTGGCCACCGCACTGGCACCTGCCACGCTGAACAGGATACCGGCAATGGTGACCACCAGCCGTATGTCGATACCGCCTTCCATTATTTTGTCTGAGGCGCGTATATATCTCTGTAATAGTTAGAGATGTTGCCTACTTTTGGAAGCGGATTATTGTTCATTCTGTAGTGTAGTCTAGCTGCTAAAACTGAATTGACGGGTACTTCAAGAAACTCACGAATATTTCCATCATTCGCTGCTTTTTGAAAATCTATTCCCTTTGTTTTAAGACGAGATAAAATATTTTTTATATCTTTTTTGTCACTATTCACTATGTTCTTAAAAGCTCTATCAGTCACCTGCATTATGCCCCCGTGACCTACCGTGCCGCCTTTAATTCTTCTGAAATTAAATGTATCGGGATCGTTTCCAAATTTGGATTCTTTTTGCGCTGTGTATCTTAACAAGGGTTTTACAACGGGATTAGTGTCGCCCACTAGTTCGATTGCCCTGTTTATCGCAGCGTCTGTTACCGCCTGACCAGACGCTCTTCTTTGGAAAATGTTAGGCTCTTGTGCGGCTTGTGCATTTGAGCTTAAAAGACCACCAATGTTTTCGTCATAGATGCGCTCAAATCCTCTACCAATCTGGTTGAGGACATCTAAGATACCTTGTGCCATGTCAGAAGTTCCTTGTGTATCGAAAGCCTGCGGTGATGTTGTCGAGCAAGCTCTTAACGCCAGCGGTTCGCTCAGGCACAGGAGCATTAACATAAGCACTGAAACCATCTTGCGCATAGTTGACACCCATTGTACCACCTTGTGGACCATAGTTCAATGTGCCGGTAAAGTCACCCATTGGCACCTGTGCGTCAATGTTGTAACCAAGTAGCCCACCTTGTCCCATGGTTGCCTGCGCTTGGCCTTGCAGGTAAGGACTGATAGCGGACAGGTCTAGCCTAGGTGTTACAGTGGTGGCCATTGGGTCTAGGTAGTTGGGCTGTGCGGAGACAGACATACCTTCAGGTAACGCATCGCGCATCATGCGTATGTCGGGACCAAACCTGTCGTCTATGTCCCTGCCTGTCTGACGAATGTCCTCTATGTTCTCCGGCCCAAGAGCCATGGCACCAAGACCAACAGCGCCTTTCATGACCTGCTCTTTGGCCTCGTCTAGGACAGCCGTAGCCCCTTGTTCAGCAGCTGCCTGCTCTATCTGATCAAATATGTTTGGCATTAGGCTGCACTCCTTGCTATGTCAGCGCCTTCCTCCAGACCAGACACGCCCACGTTTTGCACCGACTGGGGCTGTAGCATACTGGCAATCTGTTGTATTGCTGCCAGCCCTGTTTCAGGTGTGACCATGCTTTGCTGTTGTGGTTGGGCAGGGACCATCTGTTCCATGCTCTTCGGCTCTATGACAGGAACTTCCTCATCTGTAGGATAAATCTGATCTGCCTCGTTCATGTACGCACTTACAGCTGCCGCCATCAGTCCGTTCCTGCCAGACATTAGGCCGTTGGCAGCTTTCTGGGCATTTCCGATAATACCACTGGCCATCTTTGATTTTGCCTTCATGATGTCATTCGGCGACTGTCCAGCCTGTAACATCATATTTACATCTGTCCACGCTTTTGTATGTGGAGCCATTTGCTTTGACCCAAACATAAAGCTGGCGGGCTTCAAGGCCCCCTTAAAGTCCAGCATAAGAAGTTTTCTCCATATGCTCACGGGCTGCTCAGCCACGGACAGTGCGCCAGCATTCGGATCAATGTTCAGTGCACCACGTATGTTCAGCGCCAGATCATCCATACCTTCGTAGATTTCCTTGCCAAACAGTTCAGTCATGTTCTCTACGCCATTTGTACCGCTCCTAGCAGCAATCCAGTCGTCTGCCCATGCTTTGATAGCAGCATTCTTTTTGCCAGCGGTTTCCTCTGCCATGGCATTGATCACACGGCCCCAGTTCTCGCTAAACATCAGGTCTCTGTAGAACTCACCGCTGCGCTTGTCCAAAGCGTCCAAGGAGCGCAGTTGTGCAACAACGCTGTCGAGATCAGACTTTGCCAGATTAGCTCCGATCTCTGCGGTGTCTGATACAAACTTTTCTGCCTCTTTGAAACTCATTGCCAGACCAAGTTTTTGCTGAGCACGTGCAGCACTCTCTGGACTACCCTTGGCAATCTGGTTGAGCAACGACTTATACTCTTTCATAGAGTCCTGCTGGAACAGTTGCTTCATGGCCTGTTTGGCCTTAGCATCTCCGACACGATTGATCATAGTTGTTTCAAGAGCGTTGATCTTTTTAAGTGCTCTGGTAGCTGCGTCAGC